ACGCGTAAAAAAAGGTACCGGCGGCAAAGGTTGAAATATAGATAATATTTTATAAAACTAGGTTTAAAATATTATTTAACATCCCCCACGAAGGCATTGGGAATATTAATTCTCGCAATATAATAAGAACAACCGGCACCCGGCGGCGCCCACCCATCTAAACTCTTCTTCCACTCATTAAAGATATTTAATCCCCACATATACGGATATATAGGTCGGGCATATTGAATTATGTGTCTTATTAATTCGTCGGGGAGTTGTGGTAGATTGTCGTCCATTGTCGTCCATTGTCAATATCTAGTTTCTCATCATTTTAAATCAATTTTAAATAACATCCCCCCTAAGGCGAAGGACCAAATGGAGTGTTGACTCCTTCTGAATATTATAATCGCTTAGTGTGCGTCCATCTTCAAGTTGCTTGCCAGCAAAGATAAGACGGCGCAAGCGGCGGCGTAGGCGCGGAACGCGTAAAAAAAGGTACCGGCGGCGCGTTAAGTAATGCAACCTTTTCTACACAATTATATCATGAAAATTATTATTTCACGATATAATGAAAATATTGAATGGACAAAGTCCCTTCCTAATGTTATTATCTATAATAAAGGTCCTCAATTACCATCCGAATATAATAATGAAATTTATCTTCCAAATGTGGGTCGCGAAGGACATACCTATTTGACATATATTTACAATAATTATGACAATTTAGATGATTATACTATTTTTTTACAAGGAAATCCTTTTGATCATTCACCAAATCTACTTCGAACTCTTGAAAAATATATCAATAATAAAAAACTAAATATAGATTTTGAATACATTAGCGAATTAATTATTGATTGCAAATTATCAGGATGTATATATGATCCAACATTACCTCTGAAAAAAGTATATGAAAAAATGTTTAATGAAAGGAAAGAAACACTGAATTTTAAATTTGGCGCGGGGGCGCAATTCATTGTATCTAAGGATAAAATAAGGAGTCGTTCAAAAGAATTTTATTTTAACATTCTTAAAATGCTTGATAATAAGGTTGGTCCAAAAGAAGGTTGGGTGTTAGAACGTTTCTGGAAGTTAATCTTTTCATAGACCCCCCCGAAGCCGGAGCACTAAATGTAGTGTTGACTCCTTCTGAATGTTATAGTCGCTTAGTGTGCGTCCATCCTCAAGTTGCTTGCCAGCAAAGATAAGACGTTGCTGATCAGGAGGAATTCCTTCCTTATCCTGAATCTTTGTCTTAACGTTTTCAATGGTGTCTGAGGCCTCGACCTCAAGAGTAATTGTCTTGCCTGTAAGTGTCTTCACGAAAATCTGCATCTTTGGTATAACTAACTATTTTTTTTTTAAATCAATTTTTAATATTATTTCATCTTGAAGAATGTAACGGAAAATTAGCTAATACTAACGCGCTAATACTATAAATTTAAGTGGGGCAATATAGTGGTCCGGCCGTTGGATCGGGTCCTCCCCCGCGGGATGGGTATCCGCCCGGTCCGTCATTGGCAGGATATCCTGGATAGTATACCGGTGGCGGTGGGGCGCAGTTGCCGTCACAATCCTTAGTCCAGTACGTTCCTGTTGCGCGCGGTACTTGTGTGCACATATCATCTAAACAATCGTATGAGAGATATGGTGGTCCTTCCCCTGCTCCGCCCGGGGTTGTTGCTTGTGGTTGAACCGAGGGAGGTGGACAGCTTGGATTAAAGGCATCGCTACTTTCTGCAACACCGGATCCAGGTGCAGCAAGTCCTTCGACTAAAGGTTCGTGTTTCCTATGGCGACTATTTGAGTGCCGCTGGCGACGCTCATCGCCTCGTCGTTGTTTTGTCCGGTGCTTTACTTCTTTATTCCATTTGGACCCTCCTTGTCGTGAAGGGTGACCTCCTTGTCGTGAAGGGTGACCTCCATGTTGTGAAGGGTGACGTGGGCGACGTGGTGCCCAAGAATCGGGTCCGCATCCCATCTCTCCGTATTCGCATTCTCTGTATGGGCTGCGGCGAAAGGTATAGTATTTGGGTCTAGGCGAGAAAGTCATAAATAATAAAATAACCACTAATAGGATAATGACAATATGATTGATGTTCATATAATAATTATCTAGAGAAAAAAATAGAAAGGATGATAAAAACAACAAGTATCATAACAAGTAATTCGCGTGGCTTGCGAACAGAGATACGTTGCCCTAATATGTGCATATCACCACCAGTGGAAGCGGCTTGGTGTGTCTGCCATTTTCTTTTTGTATAGTAATATGTATCAAATAATGCAGCAATAATACTAAAAAAGAGTGCGAAGCCTAATATTGCATTCATAATATATAAGTTAGTTAGAAATTATTTCTCAGGGGTGTCGATGACGTCTACGTCTAAAGCCGGGGCGCCACCCAGCACCGGGTCCTACTCGTGGACGATATCCTGTACCGGGCGGACGGAGAACGACAATGTTGCTAGAGGGTGTTTTATGTGAGAAGAGGACATAAACAAAAAGGGTCAACAAGACAATTGTCAATATCATATTACTACCTTCAGTCATATATAAAGTATGAAGATTAAATGTTGCATCATACTTTAAAAAAATATAAACCATAAAACATATTTAGTTGGAGTAGGCAAGCCCGCCCATCCCGCTCATCACGCGGAGCACATTGTAATTGGTGGCGTACACGCGAACCTTAGCGGTGTCATCTCCTCCGACAGTGTCGTTGGAAAGAACAAGCTGAAGTGTGGCGTTGTCAATCCGCGAGAAGTTGCAGGTTCCGCTCGGCTGGTGCTCCTCCGGGCGGAGAGCGAACGAGTAAACGTTGATACCAGTGTCCGGCGACCGCGTGTGGTGCTGGAACGGCTGCACCAAATCGAAGTAGGTCCCCTCACGCTCCGAGAAGCGGTCCTGTCCGTTGAGCTGGAGCTTGGCAGTGACCACTGGGTTCTGTCCCCAGCAGTGCATGCAGAGCGCAGTCTCGGCGAGCACGAAGGCACCCGAGTCCGAAACAAGCGACTCATCCCCGACGCTGCTGAGCGGGGCCCCGCTGGTCCCGTACCAGCCATCGGCGTACGTGCCGGTAGGCCACGGAGTGCCGGCGCCGTCGGCGTCCGCACCTGGGTCGACGAAAAGTCCGCTGACAATGAACTCGCCGCGCCCGGCGGTGTTGACACCACTAAAGGCGTGGTAGGCATTGGGAAGTGCGTCAATGCAATCAGTGTAGTTGAATGGCTGTACACCAAGCGCCTTGTACAGCTGCTCACCAGTCTCGTACTGCTTGCAGCAGTCCACGAAGTAATCCTTCTGGACAGTGAAGACAAGCTCTTTGCACGGGTGGTTGAAGTTGAGCTTGATTTTGTTGCTCGAGGACCCAACAGATTCGGCGCCAGTGAACTGGAGCTGCTCGATGAGGTACTCGTGCGGGTTCTGAGCCATGCGGCGGCGCTCGTCAGTGTCAAGGAAGACGTAGTCGACGTAGAGCGAGGCAGCGACAAGGGACTTAGTGTAAGCACCCAACACGGTCTTGTTGCTGGTCCCGGCGGTCCCGGCGCCGTGGAGGCTGTCCACAGCCCACAAGAGGCAGTCGAGTCCGTTCAATTCAAGGTTAATCTTAACCTCGTGGTACTGAAGGGCAATCAAAGGAAGTGCGAGACCCGGGTTGCGGCAGAACCAGAACTGGAGCGGCACGTAAAGGGTGGTCTCCGGGAGCGCGCAGCGCGGGGTGCACACGTTGCACGGCGCGCCGGTGTCGCACGGGGTGTTCACAGTTGAGAACGATGGGTCAGTCAAGTAGGTAAGTTCAGTGGTCTGCCCAACCATTTTCTTGTAACCACGCTCTTGCTCGGCGGTCATGGTGAGCTGGTTCCAGAGGTGCATCCAGTCGCCGTACTGGCGGTCAATGCGCTGCCCGCCGATCTCAACCTCGACGTAGTCAATCATGTTAATACCCGGGTAGTCAATCCAGCGAGCCCACTGAGCGTCGCGAGCCGATCCTTGAAGGTTGGATGGGCATGCATTGATCTGCGGGAGCACTACCTGAAGGTAGGTGCGGTAGGCAAGGTCACCATTGCGAGAAATGGTGCATTGCACACGGCGGCCGAAGTCGGCCTGTCCA